AGTGATGAAGGCCAGAGGGCTCACTTAACTGCGTCAGGGGAGTTGGCGTCTTTCTTGAAGACGTTGATTGCGCCGACGATGGCGAGGCCGGTCGTGGTGATGGCGGCTACCTGCTCAGGGTTCAGGCTGATTCCGAGGGCCGTCAGCAGAAGCGTGATGCCGCGCCAGGTCGATACTTCGTTCAGGCGGTTGAGGATGTAATCGAGGATTTTCATATTTCGTGGTGGGGTGGGGTTTGTTCTTTGTCGTGGGCCGTCTGCCGGTCCAAATTGTTAAGGCTGCTTGTAGGTGGCGTGGTTAGAAAGGCGTCCCTCGATGGTGCTGAGTTCTCGGCGCATTTGCTGCACATCTCCCCGCATCTCGCTTACCGTTTGGAGCAGCACGGAATGCACTTCGACCTTGGTGGAGATTTGTTGGACGGTGGCGTTGAGTTCCTTGAACTGCGCTGGTAGGGCTTGCAATGGCTGCATAGTGCCCCACCAAGATCCGAGGCACGCAGCGCCAAAAATGACTTGCCAGGGCGTGACGCCGAGAATCTTGAATGTATTGGTGATGGGGGGTGGCATTAGATGTTGGAGTCTAGGGTTTGGGCGGCTGAAAAGATGGCATCGACAAACTCGGCGGGTTTGCCGAGAGCTGCGGACAGCGAGAGCACCAGCGGATGCGCGCGCGAAACGGTCGGCGAGGTGGCAAGGAACTGCTGGACCTGCCAGCGTTGATCAATGTCCTCGATGGCGGCAATGGCTGCATTGATCTGGATCATCATCGAGCGCCCCGCTGCGAGTCGGAAGCTGCGCATAGTGACGATGACGGGGGGCTCAGGCGGTAACGGCACGGGCGCGGACCACTGTCCGGCGACCCACTGAGGAGGGTAGTGTGTGGCGGAGTCGTATGCTGGCGGAGTCGTTTCGATCCAGCCTTTGCGCTTCAGGTTGGCGATTTCGGCGAGGTCGTTGGTGGCGCGAAGATTGGAGGCGAGGGTGAGGTGCATAATCAAAAGGCAGAAGCGGCGATTTGGATGGAGTCGAAAAAGCACTCGTAGGTCGAACTTAAAGTTGGCCCCAGGTATAAACGGTCAGCGTCAAGTGTGCCCGTTCCGTTGGATGCGATACAGGTTTGCGCTCCAGTCACAGACAGGTCAGGCTTAACGTCAGTCAACGACCACCCTGCTCGGCAGATGGCATTAGCCCCCGTTCCTTTTATATACTCGAACCAGATGTAGATGTTTGTGTTTGTGGCGATAGTGCCCGAGGCGGAGCCGTTTGAGCCTCCACCATTGACGCGCAAAGTGCGATTTGCCCCCACAAGTATCAGCGAGGCCAGAACGGTCGCGCCGTTGCGGATCGTGGCAATCGTTGGATTGCTGGAAGTGCTGGCAACACGGAACCTGAATTTGGCGAAGAGCGAGCCTTGGGCCGTAAATGCTGTGTAAGCGTTTCCAGTTTGAGAGGCGAGGTTGATGTGTAGAGACTGGCTTCCCGCAATGACGATTGTGGTTTGGTCTTCATCGACGGTGCCAGTGCCCGCCTTGGTCCAGGTGTTTTCAAAGCCTGTGCCCTCAAAGCCCTCTTCGATTAAGAACGAAGAGCCGCTAGAGCGGAACGCCTTACGGCGGTGATGGAGAGTAGAACTTACCATGCCGAGGGCTCCGTTGAGGTTTCGGTGTATTGCAGCTTCACGCCGATGAGTCGCGCATCGACAGCCAGAGTGTCCGATCCGTTGGCGACCTCGCGAGTGATTTCAAAAAGGAGCAGATCATCGACGGAGGGCGTGTTGCCAATCGTGAGGGCGGCGGTGGCGGCGGTGATGTGGTTGTCGTTGGCCGTGATGAGGGTGTCGGTGACGACCTGCTCAGTTCCATAGGCGGCATCGAGGGCGTCATCATCAGCGTAGCTGGTGGCGCGGAGGCCCCAGGCGACTCCTCCCGAGCCGCTGGCGGCAGTCCAATAGACCTTGGCCTTCACGGTGCCCGCATTCCAGGCTTGAGGCAGGGAGATGGCAAAGCACGCGCCCTCTTCCGTGGCGGTGTCGAAGTCGAGGAGGTCGAAGGTGTTGTCATTGGTCGCCATCTCAACCGTGGCAGCAGCAGCGCCGTTCGTGGTGCGTGGCGTCATTGCTCCTGCACCGATCCAGACCTCACGCACCACGCCCGTCCGAGGCACGGTGATATTAGCGGTGCCGTCGAAGTTCGCGCCGTTGAGCGTGCGGGCGGTGGCCAGGGCGGTGGCCGTGGCAGCATTGCCGCTCGTGCTTTGGTTCAGCGTCGGGAAGGAGCAGTTCGTCAGTGTGCCGCTTGCTGGGGTGCCGAGTGCGCCACCATTGACCACGGGGGCTCCTGCGCTGCCAACGGCGACGGCCAAAGCCGTAGCTACGCCAGTGCCGAGGCTGGAGGTCATTAAAGCGCCTGCGGTAGCGACGTTGGCAGCATCGGTCACATCGGCCCCGGCTTCGATGCCATCCAGTTTGGTGATTTGCGCGGCAGTGGCGAGCCCCTTCTGGGAAGCGGTCGCGCTCTGAATGTCATCGGTGCCGTTGACGTGGGTGGATGCGTGAGCAGTCGGCGTGCGGGCATCAGACATCCGCGAGTCATCGCCAGCGGCGACGGTTCCCGCAGTAGTGCCGACATTGAGTATGGCCGCTCCCCCAAGGTCGCCCGGTTGTGTGGCTGTATCGGCAAGAGCCCCTTGGGCGGCGGTGCCATACAACGTGTCGAAGTAAGTTTTAAGCGAGGCTTTAATGCTGCTCCAAAGCGTCTTCTTATTGGTGCCGGTGCCAGCCAATGACGTATCAGACACGTCGAGCACCTCCATAATGTCGCCATCCGCAAGATTGCCCGTGGAGAGTTCAGTAAGGTCTGAAATTTTGCCAGCCATGATGTTATGCTTCTAAGTTTCGGGGGGTGGAGTCTTCGCAGTTTCGGGCGCTGCCGTTTTCGAGAGAGCGAGACGTGATGGGTGCTTCCATGACGGGCGTGCATTCCAGGTGATTGCTTTCGAGCGAGTAGGTGACGCCATTATGAGCGACAACATGCCACCAAACGGCCACACCAAATGCCGCCGCAAAGCTGACCGCCAACGACGTGGCCGCAACATCACCGTCCCAAAGGGTATAACCGGAATCCGTCGTGGAGTAATACACGTCATAAAGTGTGGCTCCTGGAACGGCTGACCATGTGAGTGTGAAGTCATCGAATACGATTTGTGATCCTGTTGTGTTATCTGGCCCGAGAAGTGTCGGGCCTTCAGCCTCCCCCGGCAGGACGATTTCGGCCTCATTGCTGAGTCCGCCCCCCGTCGCTGGACCTGCATCGTTGTAGGGTTCGATGTAGTATTCGTAGTATTCTCCGGCAGGCTCGGGGGATGGTGTGTCGTCGTAGATGAGGCTGGTCGTGGTCGTTAACACGTCGTAGCCAAGGCCGTTTTTCTGTCGGTAAATGCGGTAACCGAAGCCTGAGCTGCTGGTCTTATTGCTCGCAGTCCATTCAAGATTTGCCGTGCTGCTGCCAAAGTCGGCGGACACTGTAAGCACGGGCGCCAGTGTGGGAGGCGTGAGAATGGTGTTCAACGGCCCGCCCACCAGACCCAAGGTCATCTTTGAGTTTAAAGGTTCTGGAGGTCCGAAGCGCATGAGGTTAGCCGGTGATATTGGCCGTGATCACCATGATGCCCGTAGCAGAGCCAGCACCCGTGGTCACTTTCAGCGCCTCGCCAGCCTTGCAAACAAACCAGGGGATGCCCGCCGGGTCGAGAGCGATGCCGGAATTCGCCCCATTGGCGATCAATGGCGAAATGGCCGTGCTGCCACTGTAAAGCGTCATTTCGGTGGCGGTGTCTCCACACACGGCAAAGAGGCCAAACACCGCGATGCGCTCGCCGACCGCCGTCGGCGCTGCCACCAGGGTGGTGAGCGTCTGACTCTGGGCGATGTTTGCCTTCGTGTGAGTCACCCGGCGGTGCTGATACAAATCTTTGATATGGAGAGGAGACTTGGACATAACATTAGGTGGTGATGGGTGGCATGTTGCCGAGGACTTTGATGCTGAAGGAAATCGTGCAGCCGATGCGCTGGCGGCTTTTTTGCTGGCTCGTGCTGCCGCGCTGCACCTGCGTGGTGGTGCTGGCGCTGCCCTCGCTGCGCGTCACCTGCACCGGCGTGGCACGACTGGAAACCACCACCGTCGGCGTTTCCCGCGTGGTGGAGACATCGTTGCCGCCTTGAGTCTGGTAGGTAGTGGATGCGGCCATGGTCTAGCTGGTTTCAGAGGTTTCAGTGGTGGTGCTACGACCGTAGGCATTGGAGGCCACGCGCTCGCCAGGCGTGGAGGTTTGCGTCTCTTCGGTAGTCACGGCCTCCTGCGTCTGGGTGGAGGTCTCCGCGCCCTTCGTGGTTTCCGTGGTCGTGTCAGGCGTCACCTGCTCGCTGTAGTCGGCTTCCACAAAGGTTGTCTCGTCATCCAGAAAGATCTCCATCGTGAACTGGATCTCCGGCTCGCCCGTGGAAATGAAATGCTTCCCGGCCAGCTCTGCACGCCCCTGCTCGATGGCGAGCACGACATCGCGGACGAATTTCTGCCGGAGTTTGGTGAGAGGGACGAGCATAGGATTACCAGCCTTGAGGAGTGCCGCACCGATTACGGACGGCAGAAGGGTTAGAGTTAGCGCGATTGGAAAGCAGCGTACGCACGCTGGAGGCCTGCACAGAGATGGCCGCCGCATTCAAATCCTTCCGCAGGCCGGAGGCCGTCAGCAGGTGCTCCGAGCAGATTGCCACAAGATGCCCCTGCTCTGTGGTATCCACCGGCAGCGAGCGGGAGGTCACGTTCAGGTCATTCACCGTCACGGGCGCGGCAAATTGCTTCAGCTTCACCGTCAGCGTGCCCCGCACACTCGGCAAAGGCCAGAGGCGCAGAATCAGGCTGATTTCCTGCGCATCATGCCCGCCGAAAGAGTCGAGCCACCACACCGCAGGCTCGCCGATTTGAGTCGAGGCATTGGCATGGAGCGACGTAGAGGGGAAGTCCTGCCGGGGATGCAGCAGCAGCGCCTCCGTCGTCCCCTCTTTCAGGAAAGTCACCTCGCCGGCGAGCTGGTCCGCCCTCGCCGGAAGCGGGATGCCATCGGCATACAAAGTGCCCGCCACCGTGCCCGTGCTGCCGATCCAGGGCAGCAGCAGAGCCGTGGAGGAAAGCAGGCGGTTCAGGTTCGGCGCACCCGCCAGCACGAGGCCACGGCCCACGAGATCCGCAGCGGCAGCATACACAGAGGAAATCGGCAGCGCCGTGGCGATGACGATGGTGGCCGAGGCCTCCGTGACCTCCACTGAGACACTCTTCGAGGACTCCACCACGAAAGGCACCGACCGCACTTTGCGGTGCGCCGGCAGGAATCCGCCGAACTCATCAAGCGCGACGTTGATGCCATCGCGCAGCTCTTCGGCCTGCGTCATGCTCAGGCGTGAGAAATCCTCTCCCCACATTTTCTGCGCGAGGCGCTGGGCCAGTTGTGCCGTGGTCATCATGAGCCCGCCTTGCCCTCCTTGCTATCTTTGACGGTCACGGGATCAATGTCCGCGAGCCCGAGCATCTGCCGGGCAGCCGCGTACTGCGCGTCGATCTCCGCAATCTGGGCCGCGCGCATGGACGCCGGCATCCGGCCATCTCCCGCCGCCCACTTCCGCACCAGCGGCATGAAGATCGTCTCCGCCCACTTGTGGGGGAGCGGGATCACCTGCCCGCTCAGAAGGTCCGCACTTTCAAAGCGCGGAGGCTCATACGTCACATCCAGCGTCACCTCGGTATCCTCAGAAGGAGCCGGAGCCACATACAAGGTCATGCCGAGCGAGTCCGCGCCCGTGTCTCGAATCGATTCAACGAGGAAGCCGATGGGGGAAGACCCACCGTAGAGGTTTGTGAAGTCCGTGATCTGCCCCTTGCTGGCGAGCGGTCGCAGACTGCGCCCCCCGATGCGCGCCTCGCCATGGATGCGCTGCACCGTGACGGGCAGGGCCACACTGCCGCCCGTGCCGACGGTGACGGTCACGCGGTCCCGATTGAAATACTCCAGCCTGTCAGCCTGCGAATAAATGAGCTGCATGGCCGCATTGCACCACTCCGCGATGCGCTCCCGCCCGATGGTAATCGTTCTCAGGTTCTGGATGCCATCGTATCCCCAGAGCGCATAGACGGCGCGGGCGACATCCGGCAGCAGCAGTCCTTTGTGCGCCAAAGAAATGCGGCCCGTCATGGTCGAGGTAGCCGTCGCCGACGCTGTCACAACAATCGTTTTTGTGTAAGCGATGGCGGCAGCGCGGCTGACACCCGCCGCCACGCCGGAAATGCTGCGGGTCCATGAAAGAGACGTGGAGCCGGACGAAACCCCTGCCATCACGCCTCGAACCGTTAAATCGGTGGCAATGCCAACCGCCGCACCTGAAGATAATCCCCAAGCCGTGCCAGCCACCACTGGCCCCGGCGCGACACTATACGACCCCGCCGCCGACGAAAGGCCGGAAGATGAGCCGATGATGTCATACGTGGGCATAACTTAGTCCAAGGTCAGGGTGTAGGAGTCATCCAGAATCTGCGCAGTGTCAGAGATGGCGATGGTCAAGGCGTTGGTCATGTCGCCCGAAAAAATCACCTCGCCAGGATTCAGGCGGCACATGCTGAAACTTTGTGTTGTCCCAGGAGCCAAGGCCGCACCGCCGAGAGTCGCCGACACTTGAAAGGTATTTGCGTCGGGCACACTGACCACAAAACGAATTTCCTGTGCGGCAGTAGGTGAGGTATTTAGCGCCAGTGTCGTGGGGTATGTGGTGCTGCCGGGGCTGGCAAAGTCATTCGGGCAAAACGCCAAAATATCGCCCACTTTCAGGCCGTGCGCTGTGGCAGCCAGATTCGCAGGAATCGCCGCATCAAATGTCGCTGTGACCGCAATGCTCGCAGCGTCACAGAGGTAGGCTGTAGATGCTTGAGCCGCCGCCGCTGGCGTCGTGATAGCCAATGCCGCACCACCGCTGGTGCTCGCCACCTTAAAAGCTATCGCCGACCGATCACGCACAAACATGACGCGATGCGGAAAAAGTAAGCCAGCGCCGTCAATGGTCGTCGTGCGGCTATCCGCCGCGATAAATACGACCCTGTCGCCATTTTGAAATAAATTGGCAGTGGAACCAGGTGAAAGGTAATTCGAGCTGACGGTTTGCAGGAGCCGCTGGCCCCAGAAGCTGGTGGTAAGCGCCAACTGCGATACCTGCGGCCATGAAGCATAAGTCCCGTTAGCCAAAAAGGAGTGCGTGTTATTGATCGACTTCGATCCCGCCGCTGCTGCCGGGAAATTCCCCGCCGAATTGGTAATGGGTTTCCGTTCGTAACCCCACACCATCGGCTCACCCTCCACGACACCATCGGCGGAGACTCCCGTGCATAGGGCCGCGTAAATCGTTGGAATGGATGGCATGGCGGTGCCTTCGAGCCAGTGAGCAAGCAGGGCATTGGCAGCGTAAGTGCTTACCGCGCCGGCAATGCTCAAACTCAGGCCGCTCGCATCGAACTTGAATTGATTGTATTGATCAACAGTGACCGCCGCAGTTAAAGGAATGATGGCGAGCAGCGTGCCGCCCGTAGACGCCGTGTAAATACCCACGCTGACCACATCTCCCCAAGAAGCCGTTGCCACGTTCCAAGTGATGGCGTTGACGTTGGTGGCGCTGCCGCTGGCAATCGTCCAGTTAGCCGCATCCACCGCCACCACAGCACGAGCATAGCCACTGCCGCTTACCTCGGTGCCGCCGGTGGCGTCATCACTGGGAGTGACCGTGAACAGCGCGAAATACAGATTCGTTGGCTTCCCACTCCAAACAGAGCGGTTAAAGAGCAGGTTCAGCAGTTTGTTTTCAAGAAAGTCAGTGAGCATAAGAAATCAGAGTGAGAGGGTAATGCGGTCAATTTTCTGGTGCGGCATGGCCTGCCCGGCGGGAGGATTGCCCTCGGCGTCGCAGGTAAAGACGTGCTTGTATTTGATCACGGAGGCAAGGCCGCCGCTGTCTTGGGGATCTTCCGTGGCGGAGTAAATGACCAGCCGAGCGGATGTGATCGAATACGCGCCGGTCAGGTATTCCGACGGGTCAGGCGTCGGGTCCGCCTCCGTTGGCTCAGGGGTGAACTCGATGGCGGTTTGACGCGACACCGCGCACTCAATGTAAAGCCGATCTCCCGGCTCCAAAGTGGGCAGGCGCTCGCCACTGCCGTCGATCTCCGTTCCATCGACGAAGCCCTTCGTGATCCACCATTCACCCTCGCGCAGGTAGGGCGTCAGCAGCCCATTCGGACGCTGCGCCCCGCTGCCACCTCGGGCATAGACCTGGCGGGAGGCCAGAGGCCTGAACGCGCAGAGATCCGCCGCATCTTCGAGGCGGTTGATCTTCATGTCGAGGAGGTCGCTCATGGGGTTTCGGCAGAAAGGTCAGGTGTTACCAAAG